GACCGTCCGGCCAATCCCGAGGCGGTGTTCGACTGCTGGAAAGCCGAGGGAGGCGACCGCGTGGCCAACACCGACCACGCCATCGACTACGCCGATCCCGGCTACCAGGCCGACGGCCGGAAGCGCTATCCGCTCGACGGCGAGCGACACATCCGCGCCGCCTGGGCCTTCATCCATATCGCGAGCAACGCCGCTCCCTACACCGCCGGCGAGCTCGACCAGATCAAGTCGCGCATCGTCGCCGCGTGGAAGGAGCAGGTCGACTCGGCTGGGCCGCCCGCGGCGATGCCCGGCGACAAGCCGGCAACGCTCAGCGACCAGGCGGTATTGGACCAGGTTCACGACAGCCTGAAGGCGCTGACCGACGGCGATTGCTGCAAGGCGGTGAAAGCGCAGCACTCGAAGACGGTCCTCGGCCACCTCAAGCAAGCGCACGACGCGCTGTGCCGGGCCGGCGCGCGCTGCGACATCTTCTCGCCCGATGACGATGGCGAGGCCGACTCCGACAAGGCGGCCCGCACGGGCGATCTGGTGAAGGCGTTTGCCGGCGAAATCGTGCCGCGGCTCGATGCGCTGGCGAAGCGTGTCGCGGAGCTGGAGGCGATGCCGCTGCCGCCGCTGACCGTCGCGCGCCCCGGCGCCGGCATCTCGAAAAGCGCCGACGCCGGCTATCCCGCCGTCTCGCCCGACGATGTCGTCGTCGCCCTCGCTCGCATGAGCGACGAGGAGCGCACATTGGCCCTGATCAAGGCCGCGCACGCCAACCCGATCCGGCCGTTCACCGCGCGATAGCGCCGATAATTTCACAATGAGGCAGTGAGGCGGTGAGCGACCGTTCCTGATCTCACCGCCTCACTGTGAACTGGTTTTTTCTGCCCGCCTTCCGGCGGGTTTTTTTGTTGCCACCTCCCAGAGGGAGTCATCGATGAACCCGACACAAGACGCGCTCGATCTGGTCAAGGGCGCGCTGCGCTCGCCCAGCGACCAGATCGCCAAGACGATCTCGACCGGCACCGGCCTGGTCGCGTTCGATTTGCAGGCGCCGGCCAAGAACCTCTACCCGTTCGTGACGCCGATCCGCAACGTCATCCCGCGCGTCGGCGGCGGCACCGGCACCGCGACCAATTGGCGCCAGGTGACGGCCCTCATCGGCTCCGGCTTCGACGCGATGGGCTGGGTCCCGGAGGGTCAGCGCTCGGCGCAGATGTCGTACGCGACCGCCTCGAAGTCGGCGACCTTCGTCACGATCGGCGAGGAGGACGCGGCGACCTACGAAGCGATCAGCGCCGGCCGAGACTTCGAGGACATCCAGTCGCGGATGACCTTCCGCCTCTTGCAGAAGATGATGCTGAAGGAGGAGATGGCGATCCTCGGCGGCAACGCCTCGCTCCAGCTCGGCGCGCCGGCGACCCCGGTGTTGTCGGCCTCGGGCACCGGCGCGACCCTGCCCCGCGACCTATTACGTGAAGATCGTCGGGCTGACCCTCGAGGGCTATCAGAATTCCAGCCTCGCCGGCGGCGTCGCGACCACCAAGACGATTACTGGCGCCGACGGCAAGACCTACGAACTGTCGGGAGGCTCGTCCAACGTCAGCGCCGAGGCGAGCCAGGCGGTGACCCTCGGTCAGACGCTCTTCGCCAGCGTGACGCCGCTGCAGGGCGCGGTCGCCTATGCCTGGTTTGTCGGCACCGCGACCGGCGCCGAGACCCTGCGGGCGATCACCACGATCAACAGCGCCAGCTTCTCGGCGCCGCTCGCGACCGGCCAGCAGGCGCAGACCGCGATCACCGCCGACAACTCGGCCAACCCGAGCTACGCCTATGACGGGTTGTTGACGACCGCGTTCAAGAGCGGGTCGAACGCCTATGTCGCGACGCAGGCGACCGGCACCGCCGGCACCGGCACGCCGCTGACCTCGTCCGGGCGCGGCTCGGTCGTCGAGATCGACACGATGTTCCAGACGATGTGGAACAACTTCCAGCTCTCGCCGACCGTGCTCTACGTCAATGTCCAGGAGCTGAAGAACATCACCGCCAAGGTGCTGTCCAACGCCTCGGCGCCGTTGCTGCGCTACGACGTCACCGGCGACGGCAACCCGTATGATCTGGCCGCGGCCGGCGCGGTGTCGTTCTACTTCAACCCGTTCGCGCTCAACGGCGGTTTGCGCATCCCGATCCGCATCCATCCGCGCGTCCCGCCAGGCACGATCATCGGCTGGGCCGAGAACCTGCCGGTGCAGTACCAGTCGAACGAGGTGCCCAACGTCGCCGAAATCAAGACCCGGCAGGACTACTACCAGATCGACTGGCCGGTGGTGACCCGCCAGCGCCAGGTCGGCGTCTACGCCGAAGAGGTGCTCGCGGTCTACGCCCCGTTCGCGATGGGGGTCATCACCAATATCGGCAACGGCTGACATTTCCACAGAGGCACAGAGAACACGGAGGAGGAGCCCGGAGGGCCCAAAGGGCGCGAAGCGCCCCTTAAATTCCCGAGCGCTCGTGCGTCCTGGGCCCCTTCGTCCCGAAAAGTTCTTCTTCTCTGTGTCCTCCGTGGCTCTGTGGTGAATCTTCTAGGATTAAAGGCATGGCATTTGGCGATCTTTGTGCGCTGGCCGACGTCACGGCGTGGCTGCAGACCGGGCAGAACCCGTTTCCCTCGGTCGACAATGCGCTGCTGACCCGGCTCGTCACCGCGGCGAGCCAGTTCATCCAGACCTGGCTGCAACGCCAGATCGCGGTCACCGACTGGATCGAGATCCGCGATGGCAATGGCGGGCAGCGCCTGGCCTTCGCCAATTTTCCGGTCAGCCAGGTGTGGTCGCTGTCGATCGACGGGCTCGCCATCCCGCCGGCGCCGGCCCCAGGGGGAATTATCGGCGGGTTCGGCGCCGGCTATGTCTTCAGCCCGACCGAGCTCGCGCTGCGCGGCTATGTCTTCACCCGGCGCGCGCAGAACGTGTCGGTCACCTATACCGCCGGCTATGCCAGCGTGCCGCCCGACCTCGCCCAGGCCTGCATCGAGCTGGTCTGCCAGCGCAACCGCGAGCGCGCCCGCATCGGCGAGGTGTCGAAGGCGCTGATCAGCGGCGAGACCGTGACCTATTCGCAAAAGGACATGAGCGACGACGTGATGACCTTGCTGTCGCAATACCGCGCGGTCGCGCCGGCATCGGGCTTCGCTCGCGTGCTGGCGCCGACCGCGACCGACCCCGCGACGATGGTAGCCGCGCTATGATTTCGGCATCGACCAGCGGGCTCGACGCCGAGATCGGCCGCCTCGGGGCGCTGCCGCAATCCTTGGCGGCACGGCTCGCGCGGGAGGTCGACCGGCTCGCCGAATTGCTGCGCGACCGGGTCGAGCGCAATTTGTCGGGCCAGGTCCTGCAACGGCGCAGCGGCCGGCTCGCCGGCAGCATCGCCGTAGCCGTCGAGCGCTCGGGTCTCGGGGCCGGCGCGACGGTGTCGAGCGACGCGCCGTACGCGGCGATCCACGAATATGGCGGCACCATCCCGGCCCGCGAGATCCTGCCGAAAAGCGCCCGCGCGCTGGCGTTTCCGTGGCGCGGGCAGCAGCGTTTCTTCAAGCGCGTGGCGCTGCCGGCGGCGACCATGCCCGAGCGCTCGTTCATGCGTTCTGCGCTGGCGGAGACCGCGCCCGAAATCCGCGCCGCGCTCGAAGCGGCGGCGCTGCAGGCGATGACTTCATGATCAACCGCGAACCGATCTACGCCGCGCTGTTCGGCCTCATCGAGACCGCGGCCGATTTCACCGTGGTCGACCGCCGCCTGCGGCATTGGAGCGACGTGGCGCCCGCCGAGCAGCCCGCCCTCTTCTTAGCGCAGAAGACCGAGCTGGCGAGCGTCAAGACGCTCGGCGCGCCGACCGTGTGGACCCTGGCGGTCGACCTTTACGTCTACGTTCATTCGAGCGACCCGTATCTGGCGCCGGCGACGGTGCTGAACCCGCTGCTCGACGCGGTCGAGGCGGCGCTGGCGCCGTCGGCGACGACCGGCATCCAGGATCTCGGCCTGCCCGCGACGGTCCAGCACGCCTACATCAACGGCAAGATCGAGACCGACGAGGGCGTGCTCGGCGACCAGGCGGTCGCGATCGTGCCGGTCGAAATACTGTGCGTTTGATTTTGCCCCTCACCCCAACCCTCTCCCCATAAACGGGGCGAGGGAGCGCGCCGGTACCAAGCCCCTCGCCCCGTTTACGGGGAGAGGGAGGGGCCCACGCGGAGCGTGGGAGGGTGAGGGGCTAGTGCCCCACACTTGAAAGGACTCCAATGAACGACACCGCCCCGCCAAAGGCGGCGAGCCCGGCGCCTGCGCCGGCTCCCGACCACGACGCGCTCATCGAGCGCTGGTGGAACGACCATTTCCCGGGCTCGCCGGTGGCTCAGTCCACGGCGGCCTGGAATCACGCCTTCGCCGCCAAGGAAGAGCTGAAGCGGCGCCTGGCTAACCCCCAAGGGCAGGAGAATTAGCATGCAGCTCGCTTTCGGCGCCGGGGCGCTGTGGGGCAACCGCACGGATGTCACCGGCTCGGGGATCGGCCCCGACCAGTTCGGCATCCTGCAGGACGTGCAGATCGACTGGGACTGGCAGACCAAGGAGCTCTGGGGCCAGTTCCAGTTTCCGGTCGACATCGCGCGCGGCCAGGGCAAGATCACCGGCAAGGCCAAGTTCGCCCGCATCTTCGGCGCGATCTACGGCGATCTGTTCTTCGGCCAGACGCCGGCGACCGGCCAGCTGACCGTTTCGGAAAACGAGGCGGCGGGCGTGCCGGCGACGACGCCGTACACGGTGACGGTCGCCAACGCATCGAATTTCTCCGACGATCTCGGCGTCTTCTATGCGAGCGGCGCCAATGCCGGCGAGCGTTTCACCCGGGTGACGACCCCGGCGTCCGCCGGCCAGTATTCGGTCAACACCGCGACCGGGGTCTACACGTTCAGCGCCGGCGACGCGAGCGCGGCGATTCTCGTCTCGTATCTCTACGCGCCGACCACCGGCGGCAAGAAGCTCGTCGTCACCAACCAGCTGATGGGCTTCACCCCGACCTTCAAGGCGACCTTCTACACGCAGAAATCGACGCTCGGCGTGCCGGCCGGGCTGGCCTTGGTGCTCAACGCCTGCACCGCGACCAAATTGTCGCTGCCGACCAAGACCGACGACTATGAGATCCAGGAATTCGATTTTTCCGCCTTCGCCGACGCCACCGGGACGATCGGCACGCTGAGCACCTTGGAATGACCGTGGCAACGATCCGTCTCGGCGGCCGCGAGTTCGCGATCGAGCCTTTGAAGCTCGGCCAGCTGCGCGGGCTGCTCGATGCGCTCGACGATTTGTCGGGCAAGACCGGCGGCGCGGTGGTCGACGCCGCGGCGCGGGTGATCCAGGCTGGGCTCGCCCGCGCGATGCCCGATCTGACACTCGACGCGGTGCTCGAATTCGAAGCGACGATGGACGAAGTGACCGCGGCGGTCGCCACGATCCTCGGCGCTGCTGGGCTCAGCCGCGCAGGCGGTACTCCGCCGGGGGAAGCGGCGCCGGTGGCGACGGGCGAGGGGATGGCGCCGGCGGCATCCGGCAACGGTTCGCCGCGCTCTACGGCGCCCTCGCCACCGGCTGCTGTTATTCGTTCGCCGTGATCGACGGCATGACCCTCGCCGAGGCCGAGCAGATTTTCGACTACTGGGCGGAGCATCCGCCGACCTACCTGATGGTCCAGGCGATCGCCCGGATGCTCGGCTGGAAGCCGGCCCCGGCGGCCGCGCCGCCATCGCTCGACGACCTGATGGCGATAGCGCCGCCCGGCCTCGCGGTCGCCGCCGCCGGCTCACTCGGCATGCCCGCGCCGGTGCTCGACATCGAGGCGCTACGTGCCCGCAAACCGCGCGCGTTTGGCGAAGGGACGTGCGAGCCTGTAGCCTACGCAAGAAAGTAGGCGAGGGGGCGGATGCGGCTGCTGGCGGGTGTGATCGTCATTGCCTTGGCCGTGGGCACGGGCCAGGCGGTTGCGGCCTCGGCCACACAGCCGCCCGCGCCGCAATACACGCCCGCGGAGGCGCATGCCGGGTGCATGCACACCGATTTGCGGGTGTGCATGATCACGCTCGGCACGGCGCTGTGGTTCGACATGGACAAGGTGGCGCGCGAGATCGCGCTGCGCAACGAGACCGACGTCAACGACAAGACCGCGCATCGCAAGATCGCCATCACCGCGGCCGTTCCCGGGCACCTTGAGCGGTTCGAGATCATTTTGACCCTGGCGTCGCCCGCGCCCAACGATACCGTGGTGAACGCCGAAATATGGTTGCCGGCCGACCCCGAGCTGGCGCACACGCAGTCGGAATACGACAAGACGTTTCTTTACGACGCCATCGCCCCGCTGCTCGGCAATCGCTGCCCGAACCTCGACCGGCTGACGCTCTACCGGTTCTACGAGAACGAGGTGAAGCCGCACGAGACGGAAAAGGTCGAAGCCGTGAATGGCGGCCTGGCGGATCGCACGGTCGAAACCATCGAAACCGGCAAGCTGCAATTCTGCGGCGCCCTCTTCAGCCTGCACAAGCGCGGCGAATGGCGAGGCACACCGCAATTGGCGCGTCCCAGATCGGTCACGCTGGTATCCTACATCGACCTGGAATAGTCGACGGCGCGGCCGCGCAGACACGACGCAACAAGCCGAAATTCCCAACCCCGCCGCGGCGGGGTTTTTCGTGCCGGTTTGGCCGGCGCCCGAGGTGACCTTTGGCCGATAACGTCCAGATCAATTTCGCCGTCGATGTTTCCGACGCGGTCGGTGGCATTGCCGAACTGAAGACGTCGATCGCCGGTCTCGGCGCGCCGCTGGCGGCGCTCGGCAGCGCCTCGGTCGATGCCGCGCAACGCCAGCAGGACGCGATCGAAGAGACGACCCGCGTCGCGCTGACCAACGCGCGCCAGATGCAGCAGATCGACAGTAGCTATGTCGATGCCTTCAAGAACGCCATGCAGATCATGGTCGACCACAAGCAGCTGACCCTTCAGCAGGCGCTCGGCTACGACATCCAATACACCGCGCAGGTCGGCGATCAGGAGCGTCAGCGGCTGGAGGCGATCTACACCAGCGACGAGGCCGCGCTGAAGGACCGGCTGCAGGCCTATGACATGATGACCGAGCTCGACGCGCGCTACGCGGCGCAGGCGAGCGACGACTACCGGCGCGCCGCCGACGCCGCGCAAACCCAGGCCAACCGCGTGGCGCAAGCCTACGAACAAGCGTTCGACCGCGTCGGCAGTTCGGTGCAGCGCACCTTCAACGAGATCGTGACGCGGCAGACCACCTGGGCCAAGGGCATGACCCAGATGATCCAGGAGGTCGAGACGTTCTTTCTCGACGAGATCGAGACGATGGCGGCGCGCTGGGCCGCCTCGGGGCTCGCCGATCTCGCCGGCGGCGCCGTGGCGGGCGCGGTCAGCGGCGCCCAGGCGGCCGGCGCGAGCGGGCTCGGCGCCGGGCTCACGGCGCTGCTCGGCATCGGCCAGCCCGGCGGCCTCTTCGGCAGCGGATTGCTCTCCGGCACCGGCGGCGCGGCCGCGGCGGCGCAGACCACCGCGGTTACCGCCAACACCACCGCGATTACCGCCGCGACGACGGCGATGACCGCGCTGACCACGGCCTTGGCCGGGGCGACCGCGGCCGAAGGCACCGGCGCCGGCGCGTCTCTGGCGGGTGGCGGCGCCGCCGCGGCGGGTGCGGCGGCCGGCGGTGGCGGCCTCTTCAGCTGGATCGGCGGGCTGCTCTTTGAAAAGGGCGGCATCGTCCCCTCGGCGGCGGGCGGCTGGGCACTGCCGAATTTCGCCGGCGCGACGCCGGCCCTGCTGCACGCGCGGGAAATGGTGCTGCCGGCCGGCATCTCGGAAGGGCTGCAAGGCATGATCGCCGGCGGCGGCGGTGGCGGCGCGCAATTCCACGCCCATTTCCGCGGACCGGCCGACGCGCCGTCGATCAGCCGGTGGTTCCGCGAGAATTTGCGCGGCAACGCCGGCGCGGTGCGCGACCTGTTTCGCCAAAACGCACTGACCCCGCGCAGCCTTTAGAGCAGCTGCGACCGAACCGTCCGTGCCGGCCCCCACCCGCCTGCAACTGACGCTGCAGGTCTCCCTCCCCCGTGGACACGGGGGAGGGGTGGGGAGGGGGCCGGCATCAATGCTCGCGCTTCGATTTGATCGGATCACGCCGAGCCAGAGGCAAACCCATGACCACGATTTTTCCCACGCTGCCGGGTCTCGGCTGGAGCGTCAGCAAGGCGCCGCGTTTTGCGACCCGCATCCAGCGCGCGATATCGGGCCGCGAGCTGCGCGTGCTCGATCAGCCGAACCCGATCTAGTCGTGGACCTTGACCTACTCGATGCTGCGTGACGAACACGACACCCGCGGCGCGAGCGGCCCGGGCGTCGGCTATGACGAGCTGCGCACCCTGATGGGTTTCTTCCTCCAGCAGCAGGGCGCGTTCCAGCCGTTCCTCTACGACGACCCGACCGACGACCGGGCGCTGGCGCAGGCGATCGGCACCGGTGACGGCGGCACGACGGTGTTCCAGCTGGTGCGCACCATGGGAATGTCGCTGCCCGGCGGCGGCTTCGCCGAGCCGATCACCGCGCCCAATGTGCTCAGCACGATCTATTTTGACGGCGTCGTGCAAAGCCCCTCCGGCTACAGCCTCGCCCCGGCGACCGGGTTGGTGACCTTCACCAGCCCGCCCCCATCGGGCCAAATCGTCACTGCCGATTTCACCTACTACTTCTGTGTCCGGTTCGCCGACGACAGCGCCGATTTCGAGAACTTCCTGTACCAGCTCTGGGCATTGAAGCAGGTGAAATTCCAGTCCGTCTTTGTTTGAGGCTGGCAGATCATGAGACCGGCGACCGCGGCGCTGCAGAATTACCTCGCCGCCAACGACACTCTTGTCGTCATCGACCTCTACACCTTCGCGCTGCAATCGGGCGCGGTGCTGCGCTATTCCGGCTGGACGACGCCGCTGACGATACCGGGCACCCTCTTCCCCGCCGGCAGCCTCAATTACAACCCGACCGGCTATACCGGCTTCGCGTTGGGGCCGCGCTTCGGCCGCTCGACGGTCACCACCAAGATCGGCATCGAGCCGACCGAGCTCGACGTCTCGATCCTCGCCGGCGCGGGCGATTTGGTCGGCACGTCGAGTTTCGCCGACGCGGTGCGCACCGGACAATTCGACGGCGCGACGATCGAGCTCGACCGGTTTTTCGCGCCGCCGCAGCCGGATGGATCGGGCGGGCCGGCGATGAGCCTCGGCGCGATCGTCTGGTTCTACGGCATGGTCTCCGACACCGATACCGGGCGCAGCCGGATCGAGATGAAAGTCAAATCGCTGCTCAACCTCTTGGCGCAGCAGCAGATGCCGCGGCGGCTCTACCAGGCGGCATACACGCATGTCTTCGGCGACGCGATGTGCACCTTCAACCGATCGAGCCTCGCGGCGACGATCACGGCGCAATCGGGGTCGAGCCAGGCGGCGATCGTCACCACCCTGTCGCCGTGCCCTTCCACCTTGTTCGACCAGGGGACCATCGCCGGCACCAGCGGCGCCAACGCCGGACAGACCCGCACGATCACCCAACTATCCGCCGGCACTGTCGGTCTGCTGGAAGCGTGGCTCTATCCCGTGGCGGTTGGCGATGGCTTCGAGCTGCTTCCCGGTTGCGACCACACGCTCGCGACCTGCCAGAACATTTTCAACAACCTCAGCCATTTCGGCGGGTTTCCCTACATCCCGCCGCCGGAACTGGCGGTGTGACGATGGACGCTCGTGCCGCAGTCGCCGCCGAGGCCGAGCAATGGCTCGGCACGCCGTTTCATCATCAGGGGCGGGTAAAGGGCGCCGGGGTCGATTGCGCGATGCTGCTCGCCGAGATCTACCATCGATGCGGTCTCGTCCCCTATGTCGATCCGGGCTACTACCCGCCCGACTGGCATCTGCATCGCGACGCCGAGCGCTATCTCGAAAAGCTCCTGCCCTACGCGCATGAGCTCGACGGGCCGCCGGCGCCGGGCGATGTCGCGGTGTTCCGCTATGGCCGGACGTTCTCCCACGGGACGATCGTGATCGCCTGGCCGCGCCTCATTCATGCCTATTGGCAGCGCGGCGTCGTGTGGGGCGACGCAACGCTCTACCCGCTTGCCGGGCGGCCGGTGAGGTTTTTCGGGGTCATCGACGACTGACACCGCACCGACCGGCAAAGGCGGCGGCCCGACCCCATTCGTCAACGCCTTCACCAATCCGACGATCGGGTCGCTGCGCTACAACACCAGCCAGGCCGGCAGCCCGGTGTTCATCGCGTACGGCACGCAGCGCGTCTCGATCAATCTGCTCGAGTTCTGGAATTTCGTCAGCGTGGGCAAAAGCAGCAGCGGCAGCGCCGGCGGCAAGGGGCTGGGCAGCAGCGGCGGCAAAAGGCGCCAACCAGCAATATTCGGTCGATGTCGCGTTTGGCATCTGCCAGGGGCCGGTATCGTTCAACGGCGCGATTTTCGGCAATGGCGGCTACAACCGGATCTGGGCCAATGGCGGTATCGCTTACGGGCTCGGCAATGCCGGGCTCAACGGCTACGCCGGCAGCGACGGGCAGGCCGCGGACCCGGTTTTCGTCAGTTCGGACACCAACCAGCCGGTGATCGGCTATTCCGGCACATGCTACGTCACCGGCACGCCGCTCAACCTCGGCTCGTCGTCGGCGCTGCCCGACATCTCGTTCGAGATCACCGGGTTCGAGGCCGGCACCGCCGGGCCCAACTTCCCGGACGATGCGCGGCCGGACCTGATCGTCACCGACCTGTTGACCAATCCGCGCTACGGCGCCGGGTTCCCCGCCGCCAATCTCGACACCGAAGGGGCGCTCGCCGATTGGGGCAATTACTGCCAGGCGGCACAGCTTGTGATGTCGCTGCTGCTCGACAAGCAGCAGCCGGCGGCGCGCTGGCTCGAGGAGGTCGCCGAGCTCACCGTGTCGGCCGTCGTCTGGTCCGGCACATTGCTCAAATTCATCCCCTACGGCGACCAGGCGCTAGCGGCGAACGGCACGACCTGGACGCCGAACCTGACCTGGCAATACAGCCTCGCCGACAGCGATTTCCTGCCCTGGTCGGAAGGCGGGGACGGTGCGACCGACCCGGTGGTGCTGACCCGCAGCGACCCGGCTCAGGCGACAAACTGGCTCTCGGTCGAGTACATGGATGCCGACAACAGTTACAACCGCAGATCATCGCGGCTTTCGACCAGGGCACGATCGACCTTTACGGGCTGCGCACCGAGCCGTCGATCCAGGCGCACGAGTTCACCAACCCGACGAGCGCGACGGTTGCGGCGCAGCTGATGCTGC